GAAACCACTCTCCCGACATGGTTAGCCGGCCAGATGGTCAATAACGAAACCGCGCAGGCAGCTTCCGGTCGGATGGCCACCATAACCATATCCATAAAAGACATAGTTAAGAACTTCGACATGTTTACCGAGCATATTATCCAAGACCTCTATGCCTGGAACATGGAATTCAACCCTCGCCCCGATATAAAAGGTGATTACAGTGTCAAGCCCCGCGGTGTGTCCTCGTTAATTATGAAAGAAATCCGCATGCAGGCCATAAATCAGTTCATGTCCACCCTTACCCCTGAAGATTTGGTCTATATCTCCCGGCGTGAACTGTTAAATGAGCGCCTGAAAGTCCATGACATCAATATCAACCTCAAAACAGAGGAAGAAGCCCAGAAACTGCGTGATGAACAGCAGAATTCCATTATCAATAAACTCAATGTCGAACTCATGTCCTCTGAAGTGGCGAAAAACAAGGCACAGGCCATGGTCAACCTCACAAAGGCCAAGGAGCGCAACATCGAGGCCAATAAATCAGCTGAAACTCCACCGGAAATGGATAATCCGGAATCCCCCGAGATGAAACAGGCATTGCTAGACCAGGAAAATGCCAAAACAGCGGCTATTAATACCAAGACTGCCCTTACCGTTGACAAACATCAGGCAGAAAAAGCCAAGGCAGACCACGAAATGGGTATATCCACTGCCCAAGCCGCCATTGAGGAACGCCGGAAGGAAGAAAAACACCAGACTGAGTTGGGAATCAAGAAAGCAACAGCGGCACATGGGATGAAAATGAAGGAAAAAGCGGCAAATAAACCGAAACCAAAAAGTAATAAAGAGGGAGGGAAGTAATGCAGGAGAAAATGCGTAAAAAAGGTGAGTTGGTTTCCGCGGTCAACAGCTACAACAACACGCCACCTATGGATGCTGTGGTTGCCTTGTTAGACCTATACATTGATTTAACCAGAATCCAGAATGATGTTGCTCAGGAGTCCGAACTGAAACACAATCAAGGAAAGATAGCGGCATTCAGGGAATTGAAGGATGTGATTATAAGAGGGAACCCGCAGATTCCAAGAGATATAGGAAACGTGATTTCTTAAAAAAATATTTGACAGGGAATTTAACTCATGGTATATGATAACCAGAAACGTATTTTGAAAAAAGATTTGAAGCGTGATTTAGCAACTTTTAATCGTCAACCAAAAGGAGGAAGTGATGAAGTAAAGATGTCGAAACAGGAAGCTATCGAATTCTGTAAACTTCTCGAGGGAGCAAAAAGAATCATACAGGGCAAGATAGCGAAGGCTTAAATCTCAATCAGCAAACGAGACTAAAGGTCAACATTAAGGGTAATTCCTTTCTGTTGGCCTTTTTTTATTTAAAGGAATGAGGGAAAAATTATGAAAGAAAAACCGGATGAGAACACCGCCGCGGAACTCCTGTCACAACAGGATGAAGTATTCGGCAATGCGTTCAATGAAGCAGAAGTAAAGGGTGGGGACGGAACTCTTTCTCCAGACCTGACCAATGATGATGATCCAAGTCAGACCAAACCCGAACCACCTCCTGATAAAGAACCCCCTCCGGTTGATGATAAAAAAGTTGAACCTCCTCCCGTAACTCCACCTCCCGAACCTCCTCCGGAAGATTTTGAGCAAAAGTGGAAAAGCCTTGATGGGATTGTAAGGAAAAAAGATGAAATAATCAAAGCCCATGAAGATCGAGTAACGGAACTTTCGGCAGAGATAGAGAAACTCAAAAAACCTCCTGAGCCTCCTCCTGCTGATGATAAAAATAAAAAAGTGGAAACCGAACTGGACGTTGAAGCTCTTTTAAAAAACCTTAATCTCAATGATGAAGAAAAGGTCATGTTAAAAGAGTACGATGAAGAATTCGGATTGGTTTCCAAAGTGGAAAATTTAAAACTCGGTAAAGCAATCAAATCAATTTACGGCATACTGAACGAAGGATTCGAGAAGAAACTCAAAGAAGTAAAAGAGGAATTCCAGAGTCAGTTGAAGCCGGCCACCGAGTTTGTCGAAAAGACGACCAAGGAACGGGAAGAGGATGCGGTAAGAGACCACTTCAATTCAATCGAAACGGCACATCCTGATTACAAGACCTACCATAAGAATGGTAAGATCGTTGAATGGATACAAACCAAACCGGCATATCTCCAAAAAGGAATGCTGGACGTTACCAAATCAGGAACAGCCAAGGAAGTTATTTCTCTTCTGGACGATTTCTATAAAGAGAATAATCTCCAACCAGCCAATGATCCGCCTCAGAATAATGTTGTGGAAATGGACAAGGCCAAGAAAGACCGAAAAGCTGCCTTGACTCCTCCGCAATCTAAACGCGGTGCAATAAATCCGAACCTTAAACCATCTGATGATTTCGATGGAGCGTTTGATGAGGCGACAAGTAAATAAGGAGAAAACACAATGAATTTAACTACTTATGGTAATATAACCCCTAGAACTGCGGCATTTGTTGCAGTAGATTTGCTAAAAAGAGCCATGCCGTACCTGTGTCTCGAGAAATTCGGTGGACGTTAGTTTGGCCGAATAAAAAGTCCTTAAAGTCGGTGAATATCCCAAGTGGACAATACCGAGCCAATCCGTAACGGAAGGTGTAACGACTATGAACGAAGAAGAATTAAGAGGAGCAATAATAGGAATGGTTTTAGGAGACGGACATCTCAATTTAAGTGGAAGATCAACAAATGCCCACATGGATTTTGCTCACAGTAAAAAGCAAAAAGATTATGCTGTTTGGAAATCTGATATTCTTGGGCAGTTGACAGATGTTCGAGTGACCGAAGGTGTTATTACGGTTAAAGGAAAAGAGTATGAGAAAGTAAGAGTGTTATCAAAAACTCATCCTCTTTATACTCATCTCTGGAAAAGATTCTATCATAATGGAAGAAAAACGATAGATCATTTTCTGATGAATTCCTTAACACCATTGGGTCTTGCCATCTGGTATCAAGATGATGGACACCTTAAAAACCATGAAAATTATCTAACCCCTATGTTGGAAACCAATTGTTTTAATGTGGCAGAGCATGAAATAATGACAAAATCTTTAGCTGATAAATTTCAACTTGAATTTCGCGCCAACCATCTCAATGCAAAATATTTGATGTTGAGACTTCGCAGAAAAGACAGGGAAAAGTTTTTCAGTATAATTAAAGATTTTATTCATCCTTCGATGGAATATAAAATCAAGGATGATGGAAAAACATTAAGAGAGTTTGGTGATCCGATAGAATGCAAATGCGAAATATGCGGAGAGAAAATTATTAAGGCATTTACTTTGCGTAATGATGATCGCCGTGGAAGATTTTGTCGCAAATGTTATAATTCTCATCGTTCAATAATTGGGACGACTCGCAATCAATATAGCGAGCCAAGATATAGTCTGAACCCAGTAGCAATACCGGGAGTTTGTTAGAAATAATAAACCAAGGGAAACCTTGTAACAATGATGCAAGCTAAAAGTTTACCTGCGAACAAGACTCAATCCATGAAATTCAGACGTTACAATAGTCTGGGACTTCGTACAACGGCATTGACTGAAGGCGTAACCCCCGTGGCCGACAAAATGACCGCAACGGATATCACTGCCACACTCTCCCAGTACGGTGGACTTATCGGTATTACTGATGTCGTTCAGGATACCCATGAAGATCCGATCATGCAGGAAGGAATTGCGGTTATCGGTGAACAGGCGGCCAAGACAGTTGAAACCCTTCGTTACAATGTGCTTAAGGCGTGTAGCAATGTTTTTTATGCGAATTCAGTCGCGGAGAGAACTTCAGTATCAACGGCCATTACCCGTTCTGACCAGAGGAAAGTTGTTCGTGCATTGGAACGTCAGGAAGCCGGATTTGTAACATCCATCGTCAAGTCCACTCCGTCCTTCAACACGGAATCCATTCTGCCGGCTTATGCTGGTGTAACCCATGTTGACCTTACCTCCGATATTCGTAGCATGACCGGATTCACTTCCGTTGCCGATTACGGAAAAGTAAGCCCATGGGAAACAGAGATTGGCGCCTGTGAAGATGTCCGCTACCTGAAGTCCACAATTTTCACTCCCTATGATGGAGGCGGAGCATCCAGTTCAACCATGATTAATACCGGCGGAGTTGCCGATGTGTACCCGGTAATGTACTTCGGGAAAGATGCCTATGGATTTATCGCACTCAAAGGCAAATATGCGATTACCCCAATGGTAGTCAACCCGAACCCGAGCATTGCTGATCCATTGGCGCAGAGAGGTTCGATATCGTGGAAAACCATGCAGACAACGGTAATTTTGAATGATGCTTGGATGGCGGTACTTGAGGTTGCGGCGACTCTATGAAATTAATTGATGTTTTTTTGTTGAAGAGTTGAGGCTAAAAATACGTACAGTTTCTAGGCAAGAGTTGGCTTGAGAGCTGTAAACACCAACTTCACTGAACATCCTAGCCAGTGAGGTAATTGAACGGTAGTCTAGGACAACACAACTCACAACTTAAAGGAGTAATATTATGGCTTACGCAAAATTTGATGATCCTAAAACCAGTACCGAGAATGCCAAGCGAAAAGTGTCTCAGGCTTTTTCTGATGATACCATTCGCCGGGCAATTCAGGGTATTGTAAACAGAGTGGTTGCCGGAACCGATGGCAATGTCGGCTCGGCTGCAAGTGCTGGAACAGCTGGAACTGGTGTACAAACCAATAACAGCGTGTTCGTTTCCATTAACGGTTCGATTTACACAATCGCTAAGACCGATAATCTTAACCTCGGAACAGGCGCTTATTCCGGTAACAACATCCAGGCCGGCATGGGTTCAATGGGAACCAACTGTTGCTGCAAGTTCCTTATCTACGGTGGAACGGATGGTTATCCCCAGGTCTGTGGTCCGGGCAATATCGTTAAGAAAGATATCGATGATTATGCAACTCCGGCATTGGCTGCTGCGGCATGTAAACTGCCTGATCTCCCCGATAACTGCGTAGCTCTGGCCTCCATGTTATTGCAGGGTCCAGCTGATGCCACGGTAAACTTCAGTGTTGGTGGTGCCGGTACGATGGGTACATGCACATTCACCCAGTTGCATCATATGCCGTATCAGGAACCGTTTGTGACAGAATCATAAGTTAAATAATCAATCAACCGGAGGGAGAGGCAACTTTCCCTCCATAACCAAAATTTGAGGGGTGTCTATTATGGCTACAAAAGAAGAAAGAGCAGAAGAGTTAAGTGCGGCTAAAAAGCTGGAGTTGGATATGAAGAAAAATCCGGAAAAGTATTTTGTCGGACCGGAAGGACATATCCGTGATCGTATTATTATCAACCAAACTCCTGAAATTCCGTCAGAGGGTGTGTTCATTTCTCTTAACGGATTTGCTTATTTGGCCAAACCTGGAGTCGAAATAGATATCCCGCGGCCTATTCGTATGATGCTGGATACAAGGATAAGGACGGATACCACTCAGGTTATGCAACCAGATGGTACTTATAAGTCCTACACGAAAAATATTCCTCGCATTACCTATACAGTAATCAAGGAAGATGTCGGTAAGGATGATGCGCCGGCAACGGAGTAAAGAATGATAGGACGAGAATTAATAACCCATATGCGGGAAAGTGTATTGGACGATGTAGCCATACCATATCTATGGCCGGATGCGGAACTCTTACGTTTTCTCAATTATGCTGAAGTCCAGGCATGTCGGCGTGCCAATCTAATCATTGATGCAACTACGACCAATGACTCAGGTACGGCGGCAACGGCTTCAACGGCAGGGCAGAAACCTTTATGTGTTCTATCTGTTGTGGCAGGTCAAGGCGTTTATCAACTCAGTCCCAAAATCCTCCAAGTCAAGCGTTGCCAGTTAAAATCCCTGACCTATCCTCTCCGTGGACCTCTCCATTATCCTCAAGTTGATGAAGAATTCAGTGCCTGGTGGGGAACCAATGGAACAGTAGGAACATGCGGCAGCGGTGGTTATCCGGAAGCATTTCTCAACGAACCGGGAAATACCATTACTCTGCTTTTCGCTCCATCATCCAATGACACGGCCTATCTGGTTGTTTCTCGCCTTCCATTAATCTCATTCACCATGCAGACTCCTCCGGAAATAGACGAGAAATACCATATTGACCTATGTGATTGGGCGGCAAAGTTGGCATTTTCCAAACCTGACTCCGATGCCTACAATCTTAATCTGGCAGAAATGTACGAAGATAGTTTTGCATCAAAATTCGGACCGCTTCCCGATGCTTATTCCGACCGCATGAGGAAAACAATCCCCATGATGGGCAGGATGAGGGATCGTGAATTCGGTTCTTAACAATTAGTTGAGTTTTTCATAACCCTCAAAAGGAGGATTTAAAAGATGGCGATTTTAAAAATCAAAAAAATCATAGAGGACTTGGAGAATAACACTTCTCAGGTTCTCAGTTCCGTTACGAAGTTGGCCTCAACCGCTTCCAATTCTGGTTACGCTTCTTCAGCCGGTAATGCCGGAACTGCAAGTTATTCGACATTGGCAGGAACGGCTGCATTTGCAACTTCCGCAGCAACATCCGGAACCTCGTAGTAAACATTTTGACCGCAGGGGAGGGGATAGTGAACTCTCTCCCCTGTTTTAAAGGAGCGAATTATGGGTAACGAAAGATCTATTACCACACTTCAATTATTCAAATCACAAACCATTCTCGGTGGAACATGCGGAACGGCTGGTCCTTTTGACCTTCGTGATTGCATGAGGCAAGGTAAAATCGGCATCACTTATGCCATTGAACCGATAGGAGTAAGCTCCTGCGGTACATGCAGTTTCGTTTATCA